GTCTACAGCCCCTAGCTGTGGAAAAGCTATTGCTGATGATGCTGATGTACCACTTATGCCACGTGGTGTTTGTCTTGATGCTAATGCTAGTGAGTTTATTCCAATTCCAGATGTTAAAGAGTCTTTATCGTCTTTTGGTAGCCCAGCAGCGCAAGCTTATTTAAGTAGTGTTCCTTCATGTAATCGTTCTTTTAGTAATTCGAGTTCTAGTTCACCATCCCCAGGGAGACAATCAATTTCACCAGAGTATGCCAATATTGAGCATATGTGGGCGTCAAAAGGTTATAAAGAGATGACACCGGGTGATTGGAATGAGATGTTTATGTGGGCAAAAGCTAATGGTAGTCCTTATACTACAGGTAGAACTTACGATATGCATGCATTGTGCAGGATTGTATTTATTGAAGCCCAGCATGGAGTTAAGTATCCATGGGATATTAAAACACCTACTTTAAAAGGTTTTGTTAAACCTAAGGCACATTTGGATTATGATGATGTTAAACGTCCGCGTCGTAATTCTTTTACAATTGAAGAAGATGAGGATGAAAGAAAGGATAATTTAATATGGAAGAAAGCTTTGATGTCTCGGACACGAAAAGGTTTTAGTGCGTGTCAACGTGAAATGTTTGGCTCTATATTATTTTGGGGTCCTTTTCTTTTTAGTTTTGGATGTCTGCCCTTATTTTTATTGCATTCAACATATACATTTTGTTTTATGGGATGTGTTGTGTGGGGTGGATGGGCATATAATAGAAAACGTGTAGTTTATTATTTTTCCCGTGTTTATGTTGGTGTGGTGTCCGCAGTTTTGGATACCTACCACGGAACAATAGCAACTGTCCAGAAACTTTTAGAATTTCCAGTAGATATATCGATTTTGGTTGGTTTTATTGGATTTGCAGGTTTGTTGTATACAACAATTCGTAAGCGTGTATTGCCAAAAAATGATGTTACACCTTTATTACGATATATGAAACGTGGTAGACACACACCAGAAAATTTGAGTGCTGTGCTTAAACCTATTTTAACCTATAAATATGAGTTAAGTTCATATGCTAGTGTAATTGAAATGGTCTCTTGTGTTTTGTTAATACCTTTGGGTATAACACAAGGGGTTCCAGGTTTGTTACGTACAGTGTCGATGATGGGAAAAGGTTTGAATTATATTGTTAATATTATTAGCGGTATGAAATTGGTTGCTAATATTTTTGATACAAATGAAAGTATTGATACGCTGGAAGATGGTGTAGATCAAGTTGCTCAAACTGTTAAAGAAGCTACAGATCCTGAAGCGCGTTTAGCAGCTATAGATGCAGAAAAAGCTAATTTAATACCAGTGCAAGCTGATAAAGATTTTTTACTTTTGGAGTTAAAAAATTCAAAAGGTACCTCTCATCAACAAACTGTTGAAATTAAGTTGCAACACGTTAATGAAAAAATTCGTGTTATTAATGTTAATATCGCTAGATTGATGAAAAAATCTATGGAGAAAGCAGTTGTTGATGCATCTGATACCATAGACACTAGTGCATGGGAAAAATTAAAGCTGTGGTATAAGAAGTATCCGAATGTTGCTTGTTCTATTGTTTTAATGATTATTTTATTAATTTCTTATGGAATCTATGCATTTATTAAGAGAAGACGTAATAACGAGAAAGTTGTTTATGCAATTAAGAATGGCGATGATGTAATTTTTGTTAATACCGAAGGTTTGGTTGATGCCCCTGGTAGTCATCCAGTTATTGTTTTCCAGCGTGAGTTGTTAGATAATTTACCAGCTGCACGTTTTAATATGCACTTACCAGAGTACAAGCAGCGTTTTGTTAGACAAGTTCGGAATAAAACATTAGGTATTGGTAAGAATGGTAAACAGCGATGGGTTGTGTATGATGATTCAGGTACTTATTTAGGCGATCTGGATGATTGGGCTAGTTCCAGTGATGAATTGACTTTTGAAGATCGAGAAGCTGCTAGTGATGCTATGCATGATACTGGTTTTGATGTATCATTAAGTAATGTATTATGGGGTGGTGACGATTGGCAAAATTGGAATGATAATACTAATGGACCATATGGCAATCGGGCACAAGATGATTATACTGATGCTGGTGGAGAAGGAAATAATCCAGCAAATGTTGCTAAATATTCCTCTAAGAAGTATGGAAAATTTGAGTTACGTGAGCGAGAAAATATGTCACGTATGAAAGTGTACTTGCCTGTGCCCACTACTAGTTTGACCGCGCCCACTGAGGTGGATCCTGTGTCATTGATTATGAGTGGTTTTGAAAGTGTTCCTCCAGTCGTAGTACCTTTAGTTCCTTTAACACTTCCATCAGTGCCTGAAATTGCTTTGAATAGTACTACGTTAAGTGATATTTGTCGAATGGGACCATTGTGTAAAGATGGGAAGTGTGATTTAAAACATCCATCGTGGTGTTCTAAATGTACAGCAATGCATTACCCTGATGGACCATGTGTATCTGTTCCTGTACATATGGAAAAGAAGAAATTGGGACGTTGTTTTGCAAATTCAAAGATGAAAGAGTGTACAAAAGGGTCAAGTTGCCCTTATGAGCACAGTTTTGAATGTTTTAAGTGTAAGCAATGGCATTTTCCTGATGATAAGTGTAGATGTTTTAAGTCGGGTTGTAAATGTGATAAGTTCCATGGTAAACCAAAGCAACCTGCAGTTCCTAAAGATAAGCAGGAATCTTTGAATGGTATTGATCCTGTACCTGATTGTAAATGGAGTAAGTCACTTGGCTATTTTGAAATGTCTTACCGTGAAAATGGTTTAGTTAAAGTACATAGTACTAATTTTCAAATTTTGAAGAGTCAGTATTGTACTGCTCACCATTTTATGGTCAGTGCTAGTACTGGAAAAATTATTCAACCCGATTGGATTGATACTTTTACAGCTACATTCCATGATGGTGTTGTTGTAGGTCTCCCAACTAATGTTAAGTGGGAGAAGATACCTGAACAAGATATGATATGGTTAAAGATTCCAGTTCCATCTGGACGCACATCATTAAATGTTTCAAGTACTCCCAATCCTGGTGATGTATTAAAAGCCTGTTTTTTTGATTTTAATAAGTCAAAATGGGTTTCACTAGCTGGAGTTTTTCAGAAATCTAAGGATGGATATATTTCCCACACTATCCCCACTACTGAAGGTTATTGTGGTGGTGCTATTATGGATAATTCAAGCCGTGTTGTTGCTATGCATACAAATGGCGCACAACATGTGGGTGGACCAAATTTGGGAATTTGGATTACAGCGGCATTGTTAATGCCGCTTAGTCCATCCCATCTTACAAAAAACTAGTAACCCCCACAGCACCCTTATGGGTGCTTGAACGCAACTACTTTTCACTGTTGGGTAGTAATAAGACGTTTGTAAAAGGGGGTCCCGAAACAGTGAGCCACGAAACAAAAACTTCGTTAAATCTAGGATCATTCAATTTCCTAGGTAAAGTCAAGAGACGAGTTGACTATAAAGAAAGAGCAATGAAGAGTGAAATTGTTGGGAATTTCATGGAAAAAAATAATACAAAGATTGACCATACTTATGCTTATTGTAATGCTAATAAAGCTGCTGAGTTACCATCAGTGGCTAAATATGATAGAGCGCAACCAACAGTGAATGAAGCTGTTTGGACTTTAAGTGGTCAATGGATGCAGAGACACTTTGAGTGTATGCAGGGTTCTGGTAAATTATCTCAGGGAATGGTGTTGTCTGATATGGACATGAATACTTCTCCTGGATACCCATGGTCTTTGGCGGCAAGTAATAAGCGTCAGTTGATAGAGAAAATACCAAAATTTACTAGCTATATTGAAGAAATGAATCAACGTATAGCTAAGGTGAACTATGAACCAGATTATGATTTTTTCTGGACTAGTAGTGTAAAAGCAGAAATGCGTCCGCATGATAAGGCAATTTTGAATAAATTGCGGACATTTTGTGCATCCCCAATGGATTTAACTATGTTATCGAACATGTTAAATCTTGATATGAACAATAGGTTTTACCAAGCTGGTGCTAATAATTCAGTTTGGTCAGCTGTTGGGATGAGTAAATATAATCTTGGGTGGAGTGTATTGGGTAAACGGCTAGAAAGGCACCCGAATGGTTTCGCCCTTGATATTAGTGCATATGATGCGTCTCTATTTGAGCGCTCTATGTGGGAGATATGTGAGTTTCGTATTACATGTGGCAATTATTCTGGTGAAGATGCAACACGTATGCGTAATTTGTATAAATCTATTATACATTCTGTTATGGTGTTGACTAATGGTGATGTTGTACAGAAGAGTACGGGGAATCCTAGTGGTTCTGGTAATACAGTTGTTGACAATACACTGCATTTGTTTAGGTTGTTGGCGTATGTGTGGATACTTTTGTGTCCAGATGATATGCGAACCTATGAGTCATTTATGGCTAATGTAGAGGCTGCTCTCTATGGTGATGATAATACATTTACATGTTCAGATGAAGTTGTTGATTGGTTTAATGCTATCAACATAAAGAATGTATTAGCCACATTGGATGTAAAAGTAACGGCGGAAAACGATGTCTGGACACCACAATCACTTGATAAGTTAGTGTTTCTGGGACAAAGTTTTAAAAAATACTATGATCACTGGATGCCGGTTCCTGATTACAATAAAACTTTGTGTAGTTTATTGTACGCTGGTGAATGTCAAGATCCCCGTTGGGTTTTATTGCGTGCTACAGCATTGCGTCAAGAATCATTTTGGAATGATGAATTGCGCGTGTTTTTTAAGGATTTCATACATAGTATTAAGTGTGATTTCCGTAGAGTTTTAGATATTGATCATAATGGGGAAGTCTATAAAGGCATAACCTATAGAGAAATATTAGCGACGGAGAAATCCGACGAAACAATTCGAGCTCTCTATTTGAGCCCTGAGTCCATCAGTAAAGAGGCTAGTAAGAATGGACATCCTCTTTTAAGTTTTGTTCCGTGTGTGTTGCCACTAATAAATTATCAATCAATGTCAAAAAATGCCAAAGGACCAATCCAGAAGGTCTTACAGACTGCGAAAGCAGTGGAGAATCGAGCAGTCAAAACTGCGCGAGGGGCAGCTAAGACTGCAAGAGATATTGTTCGAACTGTTATGGGATCCCCCAACAGAGTTAGCAGCGCAGCTTCGCGCCGAAAGGACAACAATCGAAATGCGTCAGCGCGAGAGCCAGTGTCAATGGCACAAATGGGTGGTGGTGCGGCCGACAAGTTCAATCGCCGCTCTGGTCGTCAACGACGTGGACGTGGCTCAGGCAGTAATTCTACCTTAGGTACGTTTAGTTATATTGATAAAGAGGAAATAATTGGTCAGCTGACATCGAATCAAAATTTCACAACTAAAGTTAGTGAGTTGATTAGTGTCACTAATTCCTATATCTTTCCAATAGCAACTCAGCTTGCTCGTTTATATGAAACGGTTGAATTTGAACAATTCACAATTGGTTTTCGATCAGATTGTGGTTATTCCACAGCTGTGCAACAACAGGGTTTTGTAACAATGGGTATAATGTATGACCCCGATGATCCAACTCCAACTAGTTATGCTCTTGCTAATGACTATAGTGGTTTTAAATCAGGGCCAACATTTAAAAATCTCCAGGTGCATATGGATAAGAGAAAAGTTTTCTTTACTAAGCAGTTGGTGAGCCACGCTGGTGGTGAAGATAACATTTTTGATGCTCCTGGTAGAGTTTTAGTTTATACAAGTGGGCAACCCTCTGATGGTAATATAATTGGAGAATTATATGTTAAGTATAAATTAAAATTAGGTGTGCTGCGTACAAACAATGTATCATTGAATATGGGTATGGGGCAAATCAGTTTCTTTAATGCCAGTGCAGGTTGGACTTACCTGTATAACACTGGGTTGTATGATACTGTTAAATCTGGTGGTTATCCATTAATTACCACATATAATTATAGAGCTACAAATTTGGGTCAGAGTCATATTGATTTTGTTGAACCTGGTGATTATTTAGTTAGTATTACTATGTATTCACAGAATGCGACACATGCTGGTGTTTTTACATTAGTTACGGGCTCTACTCTTAAAGATGATCCTGCTGCTCCCAATTGGATTGGCGGGTCACAAATTACAAGCCTTAAGACACAGAGTGGTGGAGCCACTCTTTGGGTAGCAACGGTTAGAGTGTGGGTGCCGGATCAAGCCACATTTAATGACCCTAATAGGGGAGTCACCAACAAAATTTATATGAATTTTAGTAATGTTACTGATGCAACACTTGTATCAGGAATGATACAAGTTACATGTGTATCGACATCAAATTCTAATAGTTTTATACCATCTGTTTCTGCAAAAAGAAACAAACTTGATATATTAGAAAATAAATTTAATGAGTTGCAAGAGAAATTAGCTCTCATTAATGGTGACAAAATAGAAGGTATTATTGAACCAGAATTCAATCTTCCTCTGCTAAAATCATCAAAGGATGAAGCAGAGCCTAATGTGCGATATGATAGTGAAGGGCGTCTATATCGTTACAATTATCCACGGGTGGATGTGCCGGATATAGAAGACCTCTATATTCCCCACCAACAATCAACTTCCAGAAGTGGTAGTCTCAAAAAGACTGCTAAATAGGTGTGTGGTGTTGTCTTTTTTGACACCACAATTTCCTAATCTGGATTTAGTAGATGTAAACTATACCAACCAAAGTATTTTTGAACTACAATAATAATAAATAGATAATGAAGAATCACTTG